CGCTGAAGATCCTCAAATAGTAAGTAAGGATCCCAAGCTAACTGACTAACCCAAGATGGAGGTCGATTATACCTTACGGTTAAATCGACTTCACGTTGAGGGTTAATCTCCAAGTCCCCGGTATGAGGGGGCATAAACCACGATGGACGCGTTTTATACTTCTCAGTATAAGCAACGTACATACGGTTGTCTGCTCCCGCATTAATTGGGGTGGAGTGTCCAGCCATCATCATCCAATGAACCATTGCTGGCTCATCTTTAAATGACAGATCACGCTTTACAGGCGCAAGCTTCTTACGAAACTTGTGTTCTGTAATTAATGAGCTGTTAGAGTCACAATCCCAGCCCCCCCATAGAAAGGAGGGAACGAAACTGGACCACCTCTTGTGGAACTGGGCTAATTTCTCGCTAGTGAAGAACGGAACGTTCTCACCAGTGGAAAGCCTAGAATCCCACGTAAGGATGTGGTTAAGGTGAAGGATTAAATCCGACACCGTGGACACTTCTCTACGAATGTAGAAAGGAGTGACATCTTGTCCTGTATAATAGTGTTTTCCGCACGATTCGCGAAAAGGCCCACTTGCGTGAGTCTTTTTAGCGTTGACACGGAAACCTAGCCAAGCGAATATTCGCATAAGCCGGGGCACTATTGTATGATGACATATAATATCGTCACCATAAACAGATATGCGACCCTTAATTCCAGAGCGTCTCGCTACCGTACGCGTAATCGCGTAGAATAGCAATGACTCTAACTCAAACGTGAAGCCGTTGCCCATAGATGAAAACATCTCTAGGTCGTGCGGAACGTCTGAGTTTGGAAGTAAGGTGCTTTTAACCCGAAGGTCTTCGCATATTGTCCATACCGAGAAAGGAAGGCAGTGAAATGCCAATTGTCTCGATATAGAGTCGCTTGCCGCAGATAAATCAACAGTTGCTAGCCCTAGGGCATATGCATCTTTTGCTAATCGTTGGTTGATGGTTTGATCACGTAGATCAATCCCAACTTTACGTAGCTTCGCGCGAATAAATTCGCCCACGCCACGTTGTAGCGACATATTGACCTCAGGCTCTTTACAAGCCACCCGGTCAATATCAGACTTTTTGTCGACAGTAAACATCACACTACTATCCACAATCTGCAAAGATTGGTCCGCTAGGACCGACCCTTCCGTTAGGAATTCCCAATATGGGAATGCAGATTCAGTAATGTGAGCTACACCAGCGAGTTTTGATATCGCAGCAGTTTCGCTGCGCTTGATACGGGTGCTAGCTCCATTTGAGAAAGGAACTATCTTAAGAGCACCGATACTATTCAACTCGAAGAGTGAATAATGCCGGATTTCATCCATACCAAGTATGCTACAAATCAGTCGACGGACCTCAGACAAAAATGAGTCTGAAGTGCACCAACCGAAGTCTGCATCATTCATGATGAGACGTTGGTTCGTTTGCATATTTGTTAGCTCGCAGCCAAGCCATTTTTGAATGGCACTAGCTTGACGCTGTGAAGGCGGCACGATTTTGGGATCTAGATATTTAGAGAACAATTCGTCTCGTAAATACTGACCTTTAAAAGTGCCTTTATCTAAAACAGAAAGGAGCTCCTTACGGAACTTTAATCCTGTACCAGCTGGTAACCGATCATTGAAGCCTCGACGGCCTCGATTTCGATGTGTCATCTACGATTTCCTCTTAGAGTGAAATTGAAACCCCAGAATGGGGTGTGTTACAGTGGAACAGTGAAGACGCCGAATTCGCTAAGAATAAGGCTTGCTTCCTGAACTGACTGATTACCAAATACTAAGGTAACCAGAACAAGTGCCACTGCGGCCAAATAGGCCGGACGATTCCGCAAAATGCGGATAACGTTGGACTTGATAAATTTGATCAAAGTTAGTACAACGCTGCGCCTTGAGTAAGGACAGGGTCAAGAGTGGCCTCATCCTTATCTAGAGCAGCCGCGGTGTACGCAATGATCTCATTCATCTCGTCTTCTGTTGCGTCTGGGGCGAACGTAAATTCCACTGAAGCGTGGGCTTTGCGAACTACCGAGACGATGTCTACACCAGTAGATGAGTCGGTTGAAACGACCGGCACCACAAACTTTTGGATTACCTTACGGTAACCGCCGGCTGTGACGCGAGCGGAAACAGACATAGTTTTGTCGCCCAAGGAGGTTACTCCAGGGTTCCGAAAATATGATATGTTTCCTTCGATGCGTACTGGATTAAAAGTTACCAGTACGGGTATTGCAGCACGATTAAGTAGTGCTACGGAGGTGATTGCAGGCATTCTACAATCCTTTCTGTGGAAGTAAGGCCACAATTGGTTTTATGAAACAGAAGGATTCTGTAATCACCGGGAACAACCCCTACCTTATTTGTTATTTCACAGCAATCGCAGTCATCAGAGTCAGTATGGCTCCGATTTGCGATAGGTTTAGCTGTGGATCCCAGTAAGGCACTGGGGGAGGGGGGAATGGCATGAGCTGACGCTCAAAACATTCCAACCACTCAGTATGGGCGTAATCAAGCCCGTATTTGTGACCCATAGCACCAGCGATATAGTGAAACTCACGATCATTTTGTGAGCAGTGATAAAGTGCATCACTAACTGTACCAGTGGTTTTAGCGGTCCATTCAACGTATTTTGTCATGTAACCGTCGCGAAACTCCATCCCAAAAGGGGTGGAAAGTCCGGCGAGAAAGTTACCAATTGGTAGAAACCAATTAATGACAAATGACATTGGGAATAATTCCCATGCCAAGGCAAGCGGGTTAGTTAACCCGTGACTGCCAAGTTGAACGAGCGTGTCGTTAGTTACGAAGGCTTTAATCCCCGCTTTCACGACGTGACGGCCAGTTCCTGTACGCGTATAGACCTGAGACCCGCTGACAATAGTTGCGTCAATGGGTATCGGAATCTCTTTGCGGACAGTGATAAGCTTCGAGATGGGCTGATAAAGTCCCTCCTCGACCGCGGTTGACAAACTATGGATTTCAGACATGAGTGGTTTCCACCCATATTGATACTCCAGTTGTAAGTTGGCCGCGTTGCCTACCGAACGCAATGCACGATTTGCACTGCGTTTGGCTCGCTTTTTGTCGACTCCCAGATTAATAAGGGCAGAATAAATTCGCCCTTGTTTCACCAATTTAATTGATGTTAGGAGACGCTTAGAAGCGGAAAGTAACAATGCAACAGTCTCCGGAAATTCACCGGCGGACTGCGAGATTGCCCAATCGTTTTGTTGAACCTTACCTTGTAACGATGACAAGACCCGTGACTCCAGATAACCTGGAGGATAGGGTACTATATCAAGGTCAGTACGATGATGGACACCCCAGAACCCCAGCAAATTTTGCGGAGGGCCCTCGAGTTGTTCATAATATTTATCAACAGAAACATACGGCGAGCAGGGACTGAAAACAGCCCAAATCTCATCCGCTGTTGCTTTAAATTGAGAAACATCATTACCATATCGAAAGGTATTGTAAGGTGTAGGACTATTATAACCGCCGGACGAGTTTCGTTTAGTGGTTATTGCATCATCACGGTAAGCATGACGCGACTTGTGAGTAGACGGATTCGAACTAACAGTAACTGCACCGGTAAGATTATCGGTAACAGTCATTATAGTCGGATAAGTTTTATCACTAATCGTTATGTCACGTGCCATGAAGATTGCTCCTATCAACAGTAGTTGGTAGGCAGGGCC